GGATCATCGACCGGGATGAGGGTGTAGTCATCGCAGCCGTGGGTCTCGGCAAAGTGCTGGGCGCTGATGTGAGTGGTGAACGGCCCGACGTGCCAGGGGCCGATGCGGAGGATGTAGGTCATTGAAGTAGTGATGAGCGGCCAGGCCAGCCAATCAGGCCATCATGGCCTCGATGGTGAAGGCCAGGTCTGGGTCACGCTTGCAGGCTTCGTCAAGAGCGGCATCAAAGCAGGCGTTGAAGATTTCGTTGGCAATCAGGCCGCTGATCAGGGACAGCAGGGACTCGGTGGAGATGGCGGCGATTTCGTCCTTGAAGGTGGTGAGCATTGATCCGGTGCGTTGATGTGTAAATCGTACCCTACCGGCAGGGCACAATGCCCCGGATGCAGGGCACGTTCACAAACTGTCACACAGGCTGTCCACGTCGCAGTCGCTACCGTGCATCCAGCGGCGGCCAGCCCATGCGGGCGTTCTACCTAGAGATCACCGCCAAGCTCATCTACAGATCCGACACCGACCCCGACGACCTGCCAGCGGACATCTACGCCCACCTGGCTGAATTCATCCCCTCCGATGACGACATCATCGACCTGGAGGTGAACTGCGTTCCCCTGCCGCCGGACCTAAGTGGATCAACACCACATTGATGAGACCCGCCTGGTCACCCGGCGCTCGGCCCGTGATCAGATACACCTTGCCTGGAACTTTTGCTGCGCCTACTGCAACGAGCCGCTCGGCAGATCCCCCACCCTCGACCATGTAGTGCCCAAGGTCCACGGCGGCCTCACCGTCCGAGAGAACCTGGTCAGCTGCTGTTTCATGTGCAACAGCCAGAAGGGTCACAAGCCCTGGATTGACTGGTACAGGGCCCAACCCTTCTGGTCCGCCCTCGGTGAGTGGGCCATCGCACGGTGGGTGGCCGGAGAGCAGTAAGCTGTTGCTCCCATCGAAAAAACGGTGGGGCGTCCGCTGCAGGCCGGCAGCGGTGAGGTGTGCAGGCGCGTGAGCCGGCACCACCGGCCACCCCTATCGCGCCAGCAGCTGGTCCAGGTAGATTTCGGCCTGGAACTGGTCGGAGCTGTACCGGCAGATACCACCGACGCAGCTGCGGTAATAGACCTCCATCCCCTCACGAAACAGCGTCTCGATGTAGCCGCCGTCGCGCTCCATACGGCTCACAACCTCTGGCTCGTTCATCGTCCTTCCTGCTGGTGAATCCATGTCTTGAGGCTGTTCACATAGTCGCGCAACACCTGGGCCTGCTGCAGGTGCCAGCTGTCGCCCGAGCTGAACCAGAGCATGTTGTGCCGATCAACAGCCTGCAGCGCCTGGTGGATCAGCGGGCACCAGTCGGCCCGCTCAGGCGTGTTCCACTCCCGTTTCGACACGGCACCAGGACGGCCTCACTCAGTCTGGCGAGGCACTGCTGCGTCGTACATCTCACAGCTTGGCGCAAACCGCCCGCCCGTTCGCTTCGCCTCCGGGATGCCCAGCTCACACCTGTTTCGGCCCAGATCCCACTGCAGGCAATCCCAGCACATCCGTTGGCCGCCACCTGGCCGGATCCTGGCCACCGCTGCCATGTAGATCGACTGCGCCCGGATCATCGCTTCCTGCAGCTGGATGGTGCCGGTGTCAGCCTCCAGCTGGTGCTCAGGCTTAGGGCCCAGCACCACACGGGCGTGCCATGTGCGATCAGAGCGGCTGCACACCAGCAACAGACGACCGGCGTGCAGGCTGATCATTCGCCCTCGCCGTAGCTCGGCTGGTGGTACAACCGCTCCAGCTGCATCGACAGCGGCTCAGACTCCACGATGTCGATTGGATCGTTCTGATCCTTGGCGATGAACGCCAACCTAGACCCGTAGGGCTTAAGCACCAGCAGGCCGACCCTTGGGCTACGCGCCAACATCTTCAACGCAATGCGCTCCAGCCACGTCAGTCGGAGGTGATCGAGCATGTCTCCAGTTTGGCGATCAATCGGTTTAGATACCACTCCGCCTTCTTGGCGTCTTGCAGGGCGTTGCCCTTCAGCCACATGCGGATCATGTACTTGAGCACCTGGCCCTGCAGGTATGCCGGGACCATGTGCGGCGCATCGCTAATCACCGACTCGATGAAGTCGATGGCCTCCACCGTGCCGGCCACCTGGTAGTGCGGCGGGTGGTTCACGAGATCTGCCGCTCTGCGTTCTTCCATTTCTTCCTCGTGATGATGTCGTGGATGTGGGTGAAGCTGACCCCATAGATGCCGGTCAGCTGCTTGATGGTCCACCCCGCAGCGTGCAGCTTGCGGATGTCGATGGCGTTCTGCGGCGTAAGCACAGCACTGCCGGGCACGTGGCCCGGCTTGAAGCTGGTGCTGGTCGGTGGCCTCAGACCCATTTGCCCAGCAGCTGCTGCCGGCAGACCTCGATGGCCTGCTGCGCCTGTTTCTCGGTCATCACCGACTCGGTGGCATCCATGGCCTTCACCACCTTGGCGAACAGCTCGGCGTAGTCCGTGTCGCGGAAGTTCGCGGCGATGTCGCGGCAGAACTCCTCCCACAGGCCGGTGTAGGTGCAGCAGGTGCGGCCACTGGCCCGGTAGAGCGCCTCCATCATGTCGGCGCGCTGCTGGTCGAGTTTCACGTTGATGCTCATGTGTCCAGGTATTGGCGAAGGTGGAGCAGCTCAGCGCAAAGCTGTTCACGGTTGCGGATCCCGCAGGTGCCGCGCAGCTGATCGATGCGAATGTCGATCAACAGCCGCAGCCGGTCGCGTTCGGATTGCTGGCCGGCCTTGAACGTGTTGCTGCCCTCCAGCAGGCTATAGAGCCTGGCGCGCATGGCGTCGTTCATGCCACCTCCACGTCGGCACCAGGCCAGCGGTTCTGGGCGTAGCGGATGGCTGCTTTGACGTTCTCCGCCTGCGTGGTCCACAGCATCGGTCTGGCGCCGCGGGGGTAGACCATCACGCGGTACATCTTGGTGCGGGCTTTGGGGTTGGGCCGGCTGATGCCGTCGCCGTGTTTGCTGGTGGGTTGATCCTCTGCCCACTGCCACGGCAGCATTGCTCCGGTGATGTCAGGCATGGATGTCGGGGTCAGTGACGGTTTCAGGGTTGAGCCACTCCAGCTCAGACCACCAGTTCAGCCAGGTGTCGGCAGCGATCAGTTTGGCTTCGGTCAGGCTGTGGGCTTGGACGCACTCGATGACATTGGCGGACTTGATCGTGAAGTAGAAGCGGCGCGGTTTCATCGGCGCACCTCCACCAGCTGCTGAGTGCCGCTGTGGGTCATGCCGGGCTGGTTGCCGGCTTCAAGGCCGATCATGGCGAAGGTGGCTGCGACGACCAGCAGGCAGATGGCGTTGTTGATGCGATTCATCATGGTTCTGTGGAGTAGGTGAAGGGAGCCCCGGAGGGCTCACCAGACGCTGCTGAAGGAGCCGTTCTCGTAGCGAACCACGCGGTACTCAACGCGGCCACGGGGGCGCTTCATCACATACTGCACGCGGTCATTGCCTTCGTGGTTGAACTCGATAGTGCGGACGACGTTGTAGGTGATGCCGTTGAACTGGAGGGTCATGGTCTGGAGAGCGGTGCCCCTTCGGGCGTGACCTAAGTATGCCCCGCCGGCAGGGCACCTGCCATGGGCGTGTGACAGTTCTTCACACTGCACCCTCGCCCACCGCCAGCTCCACCGGGATCCGCAGCACCGGCTTGCTCTGGCCGCTGCCGCCCATCCGCTCCCAGCCGACCATGGCCGCCTTCACCGGCACCTCCACCGTGAACCACACATGGCCGCAAGCAGAGCAGCGCCGCTGGCGCACCACTGCGCTGTTGTCTCGGCTGTTCGTCGCCACGGCTCGGACGCTGCCGCCTGAGCACTTCGGGCACTGCATAGGTAAGATGGGATGTACCCCACCACTATGGCACAATGCAGTTCGGTGAGTGGATGGCTGTCACCCTTTCGGCAGAGCAGCAGTTCGAAATCGAAAAACATGCCCGCGCTCTGCTCAACAGCAAAGACGCGGGCACCATGGCCGTCGCTCTCTACAAGCAGGCCTGCTACCAGCAACAACTGCTCCAGCAGGCCGTCAACGAGATCGCGCGGCTCGAATGTGAACTGATGGGGCGTTAGAACATATCGTCGCCAGCATCGATGGTCAGCACCACGCCATCAGTGGCGGTGGCCAGCTTCTGTGCAGCATCGCCAGGATCCACCCAGTCACGCGGCGGCTGACCCACGGCGCTGATGTAGTTCAATCCCTTGCTGCTGGTCTTCTTCCAACCAGTGACAGGCACCTGGACGCTGCCGTACTGGTCCGGGGTCTGACTCATCACATAGCGGCAGAGCGCATCCAGCTCCTCCACTTTGATGTTCATCATCCCGCTGAAATCCACCTTGCTCTCAGGCTTGGTGGACTTAAAGATGCTCAGGTTCAGCTTGAAGCTCATGGTTAGTCGTTGGTGATGGTGTTGGCCTGTTCGTATTGCTCCACCCCGGCCATTGGGTAGAGCACGAATCCTGGCGTGCGGAAGTACGCCGGACCTTTGCCAGCCTTACGCCAGCGCATCAGGGTGTCGCGGTGGATGCCCCAGCGCTCAGCCAGCTGGCTGGCAGTGAGGTATTCAGAAGAGTTCATCGCTCTCAGGCTCGGGGGCAGGCTCGGGGGCAGGCTCGGGGGCAGGCTCGGGGGCAGGCTCGGGGGCAGGCTCGGGGGCAGGCTCGGCGATGGCGGCGTTGAGATCGGCCACAGTGGCCGCAGGTGCCTCGGTCACGCTGACCGGCTCGATGTCGACCACCTCCTCTTGGCTCTGTATGCCTACCAAGAGATCGGGGACATAGAGACGCCCGAACATCGCTGCCGCTCGATAGCGCAGCATCAACTCCGGCATCGTCTTCCACTTGCTGCCGGCCTTCGTCGACCAGCCTTCAGCGCGTGCCATAGCCATGCTCACCGCTGGTCCGGTGACCGTCTTGCCTGAGGCCTTCTCCACTGCTGAGCAGCGGCAGGCCATCTCCTCGCCCTTGCCAGCCAGTTCGTACTGCAACGGCTCGAACCGGCCGCAGCCGTTGATCAGCGCAATGATGAACTGGCTGCTCCAGCTGGGGCGGCCGTGGATGATATGCAGATTCTGCATCACCTGGAAGGGTGACATCCGCATCCGGTTGGCGATCTCCAGGGCAACCAAGCAGTTGGCGAACCCCTGCTGCCCTTGAAACTGCGGCGGAATGAGCGTGCTGCTGGCGAGCGCCTTTGCTATGCGCTGGGCGTCCTCGAATGCGGCAATCCCAGAAAAGACTGAGCCGGTGGGCTGGGTTGTGAGTGCTGTGCTGTCGGTCATTAGAACTCCTGGATCTCCTCAATGGGTTGCGTGGTCTTGCTGCCAGTCATCCACGCCGGCAGGCTGATTATTTCGATCTGATCGCTGTAGCCAGGCCAGCTACCGGCGGCCTTGCATTCCGCCAGCTTGGCCAGGTCGCGGATGGCGGTCTTCATGCCGTGCTCGAGCATCTGCTCATCGGCTGCATAGACCGCCACCGCATAGGGCGGCTTCTTCTCGACAGCGATGAAGATGAACTGCATCGGCCTGGTGCCAGTGGCCTGCTCCAGCGAGTGGGTGTACCAGGCGGCCTGCACTCCATAGCGCCATTGGCCGATCGATTTGCGGAACCCAGCCGGGGAGGCGTCCTCGGTGGTCTTGAGGTCCACCACGATCGCGCCGTCGCTGGTCAGCCAATCTGGCCGGCATTTGCACTCCAGGCCAGTGGCAGCATCGGTCCACATGTGAGTGGTCTCTGCCTGGCCGGGCAGGTTGAGCAGCATCGCAGCAGCGGGATGGCTCAGGATCGATCTGCCCATGTGCATTACATGGTCAGCCTCATCCCGGCTCAGCACCGTCTTGCCAACGGCATCGGCCTCGAATGCCGCGAAGGCCTCCTTACCGGCCTTGGTGCGGCGATCAATGCCATCAGGCGCCACTGCATACTCGCGATCCCATTTGTGCAGCTCGAGCACATGGGTGTGGAGCGCACTGCCTAGCCGCATCGCAGGCGTCGGCTCAGGGATGGTGCGCTTCGGGTCGATGTACCGCGCCCAGTAGTGCAGCGGTGAGCGGGCGATCAGGTCGAGGTGGCTTTTGCTGATCGCTGGGTGTGCGTGATAGTCGGCGTTCTCCATGAGTTGTGGCGACTTGCGTCACCCTATAGCCTGTTGCCATTAGATGCAACCCCATGCAGCTCCGCGGCTACCAGCAGCAGGCCATCGATGACCTCCGAGCCGCCTATCGCGCTGGTGCCCGTGCTCCGCTGCTGTGCCTCGCCACCGGCGGCGGCAAGACGATCATCTTCTCCGCCATCGCCCAGTCCGCCGTCGCGCGTGGCCGCAAGGTGCTGATCCTGGTGCATCGCCGTGAACTGCTCCACCAGGCCAGCCGCAAGCTCAGCGATATCGGCGTCGACCATGGCCTGATCGCTGCTGGCGTTCCAACCAGTGACCAACCAGTTCAGGTCGCCTCCGTCCAGGCGTTGGTGCGCAGGCTCCAGGCCATGGCCTGG